CACCAAAGGAGTTCAAGGATGCTGTAGCTGCTAACAGTACTATCATCAAACGCACTAAGGCGTTCACATGCCCGGACTGCAATGGTACTGCTAAGACATACAAGACTAAAAAGGATGGCACTAAGTATGCTAAGCCTAACAAGTGTAAGGCATGTGATGCACGGGGGTATGGCCTCAAAGAGACTAACCACATAGCGGGCTTGGGGTTTGGTGCGCCCAGCGCTGCTTGGGTTTCTGCTAATGGGTTTAGCACAGGTAAGGATAACTTGGATGTGTTAGTAGCTACTGCTAAGAACAACGACATGCAGGATGCTATCAAGTTCCTAGAGAGTTACAAACGGTTGAACGCTATCAGTTCCTACCTGTCTACATTTGTGGAGGGTATTGATCTGTTCACCAAGGATGATGGACTGCTACACGTAGGTCTTACTCAGCACATCACAGCTACAGGCCGCTTCTCTGGTCGTAACCCTAACATGCAAAACATGCCACGTGGCGGTACTTTCCCTGTGAAGAAGGTATTTGTATCACGCTGGGATAACGGTAAAATCATGGAAGCGGACTTTGCCCAGCTAGAATTTCGTGCTGCAGCATTCCTGAGCCAGGACGCTATGGCTATGGCAGAGATTGAGTCTGGCTTTGATGTACACAGTTACACTGCACGTGTTATCTCAGAGGCAGGACAGCCCACGTCACGCCAGGAAGCTAAGGCGCACACGTTTGCACCCCTCTTTGGCGCTACAGGGTATGGCAGGAGTAAGGCTGAAGAGGCGTACTACATACACTTCACTGAGAAGTACGAGGGCATTGCTGCTTGGCATAAGAGTTTGGCTGATGAGGCTGTTAGGTTTAACAAGATTACAAACGTCTCTGGTAGGCAGTATGCTTTCCCTGATGTAAAACGTAATAAGCGTGGCGGTGTGACCCACTTCACTATGATCAAGAACTATCCTGTGCAGGGGTTTGCTACAGGTGATGTTGTACCTGTTGTTCTGATTGAACTAGAACGCCGCCTGTGGGACTTAAAGTCGCTACTCGTAAATACAGTACACGACTCTACTGTTGTTGATATACACCCTGATGAAGAACAGACCGTCATACAGATAATTGAAGAGATGAATGGAGGACTGAATGATTTGATAGAAGAAGCCTACGGGGTGAAGATGAATGTACCCTTACTTTTAGAGTCAAAAGTTGGCCCTAACTGGCTAGAAGTAGTTGACGTATAGGGTACATGACGGTATAACTAGCCGTTCTTGAAACGCTTATCAAAGAAGGAACAGAGATGAGCAATGATGTAGCAGTACTAAATGACCAGGTATCTCTAGCAGAGAAAATGGGTCTTAACCTTGGTGGGGGCACATCCAGTGGACCCTCAACAAGCCGCCTTTCACAGATCCAAGTGCCTATGAAGTCTATGGTGGATGTGAATGGTAAAAAGATGAACATGGAGGTTCTACCTGTAGGTACGTTTGCTCTGCGTATTTCAGAGGATGAAACAGTCTATAGTGAATCTGTAACTGTCCGTATGTTCCTGCAACGCGAGCAGTGGACACGGTGGTACTCTGAAACCAATACAATGGGTAAGACTGTTCTGGCTAACAACCTCCGTAACGATATGCCTGATACCCTTGGTACATTCAACTTGGGCCGTCCTAGTGGCTATGTGCAGGACTTTAATGCTCTACCAGAATCAACAAAGGATTTGATGCGAGCAGTTAAGCGCACACGTGTCTTCATGGGTTTGATCTCCTTGGATAACCCTGTAGACGACAAGGGCGAAGAGCTAGGTAAGGAATATAAAGACATTCCATTTATCTATGACATCAAGAATGCATCTTCGATTAAATCTGTTGATGCGGCACTAAAAGCCTTTGAACGTCGTAATGTACTTCCCATCACAGGTTTGCTTTCCTTTACCGCCAACACAGCAGAGCTACCGAATGGAAACATCTTCGCTTATCTAAATGCAACAGCTACATCTGATGTTGTTGAGGTGGGCGATGCTGATTACCAGACTTTGGATGGCTTTGACGACATTGTTAAGAGCATCAATGTTAAAGTAATGGATGCACACTACGATAAGCGAGACAAAGGCCTCTCTGATGAAGAGGCTGACATTGTAGGCTCTATTGTAGATGTTGAGGGTTAATCCATGCACTCAGCGGAGTTAAAGATTTACAGTTTCTTTCAGAATGCTGTAGCTGGAAAGACTTCGTTCTCAGAGGAGGTGGCTGATAGGGTCGCCTCCGATGTCAAAGCTGCACTACTTAAGCAGTTCGATAGCGGACCACGTGGTGACTTTCGCCTACGTATGTCTAATATTGGGCGTCCTAAGTGTCAGCTTTGGTTTGAGAAGAATGATCCAGAAGATAAGACACCCTTCCCACCTCACTTCCTGATGAATATGATGTTAGGTGACATTGTTGAGGCTGTCTTTAAAGGTATTCTAACTGAATCAGGTGTGACATACCAAGACAGTGACTATGTTACACTGGAGTTGCCTGACGGTCAGAAGATCAAGGGTGAGTATGACATGCTCATGGATGGTAAGGTGGACGACGTTAAGTCTGCATCGCCGTGGTCTTACAACAACAAGTTCGCTTCTCTAGACACTATGCAGCAGGGTGACAGCTTTGGCTATATACCTCAGCTTGTAGGTTATGCAGAGGCTGCGGGTGTTGGTGTAGGCGGCTGGTGGGCTGTCAATAAAGGCAATGGTCAGTTCAAGTATGTAGATGCTTCTGAAGTAGACAGGGATGCTGTGCTTCAGGACATTCAGGATACTGTGAACTACATTGAGAATGGCGATGCCTTTGAGCGCTGCTTTGAGCCTGTTGAAGAAACCTTTAGACGTAAGCCTACTGGTAACAAGGTACTGCCCAGTGGTTGTAAGTTCTGCAGCTACAAGCATAAGTGTCACACTAATCTGATGACACGTCCTAGCATCCCTAGTGCAGCGAAGAACCCACCAGAGGTGGACTATACGTACATTGCAGAGGAGTACCTTGATTGAGACGACATCATCCAGGTGCATATCGTAGCGGCCTAGAGGATGGTCTTACAGAGTTCTTGGAGGGTGTACAGCAAGAGGTTAGATATGAAAAGCTCAAGATTGAGTGGGAAGATCTAAAGTACCGCTTGTACACCCCCGACTACGAACTAGATAATGGAATCATCATTGAGGCTAAGGGTCTTTTCACTCCTGATGATAGGCGCAAACACCTAGAGATAAAGAAGCAGCACCCAGAGCTAGACATACGTTTTGTATTCTCCAATGCAAAAGCGAAGCTTAACAAGGGAGCTAAGACACGATACTTTGAGTGGTGTGAAAAGAATAACTTCTTGTGGTCACACAGAATAATCCCCAAAGAGTGGTTGCAAGAACCAGGTGTTACATCTAGTGTAACTCGCATACCTCTTAAAACTGAAAGGCGCAAGTAATGGCTAAGTGGAACTTAGATAACCTGTCACAGGTAGCTTCTGCAATTAATGTACAGTCTTATGATCCTGTAGAGAAGCCTGAGCACTATAATCAAGGTGGCATTGAGTGTATTGACTACATCAGGCAGGTACTGGGCCTAGAGGGTTTTATTGGCTACTGCCACGGCAACATGATTAAGTACCAACACCGATATCGCTACAAGAGTAACCCTAAAGAAGACCTAGAAAAGGCTAACTGGTATCTAGCTAGAATGCGAGAAGCTATGAAGGAGAAGTACGAGTGAAGAAGCGTAGCAAGGCCTTCGATATTAACTTTAGACTTACTGTGCATGAGGATAATAACATCCTGTCAGCACATGAAGAGTTTTACATTGATGACATGGCAGACCTAGTAACGGACACATTCTACGACATTGACGACGTAGAAGTGTCTAACATTAGTGTAGAACAAAGGAAGAGAGCAGTAGATGATAACAGAGGATGATTTAGAGGGTATGGGCTACTATGACAAGAAAGACGATGAGAAGTACTTTGACTCAGTAAAAGCCTACAGCGATTGGGTAGAGACCATGATCCTGACGCAGGGTGCAGAGCGGCTTGTTGAGAACACTCTAGGCCTTGTAGGTGAGGCGGGAGAGGTAGCAGAGAAGGTCAAGAAGCTCATTAGAGATAAGACTAAGTTCAGCGACGAAGAAGTACTCAAAGAGTTAGGCGATGTAGTATTCTACTGCACTGCACTATCTAATATCTACGGTAAAGGGCTTCATGAAGTGATGGAGCTAAACATTGAGAAGCTAAATGACCGTCTAAATCGCGGTAAACTAAAAGGATCAGGGGATAACCGATGAACAACTACCTACCCACAGACTACCAAGCATTTATTCACACCTCACGCTATGCACGTTGGCTAGACGATGAGGGACGCCGTGAGAACTGGGGCGAGACTGTAGGCCGCTACATTAACAACCTAGTGTTGGGTAAAGTCCCACAGAACACGCTAGAAGAGTTGCGCGATGCTATCACAGGCCTCTCTGTCATGCCCTCCATGAGAGCCTTGATGACAGCTGGCCCAGCGCTTGAGCGAGACAACACAGCTGGTTACAACTGTAGCTACCTACCCGTAGATGACCCTAAGTCCTTCGATGAGGCTATGTTCATATTGCTCTGCGGTACTGGTGTCGGCTTCAGTGTTGAGCGTCAGTTCATCAGTAAGCTCCCTGAAGTCCCTGAGTTGTATGAAAGTGAAACTACCGTTGTCGTCAAGGATAGTAAAGAAGGTTGGGCCAAGGCGTTCCGTCAAGTTCTAGCACTCCTGTGGGCTGGTGAGATTCCTCAGTGGGATGTTGGTTTGATACGACCTGCAGGTGCAAAGCTTAAGACGTTTGGTGGTCGTGCTTCAGGCCCAGCGCCCTTAGTAGATCTATTCAACTTCACTATCCGCACATTCAAGGAAGCACAAGGGCGTAAGCTATCGTCACTGCAGTGCCATGACATTATGTGTAAGATTGGTGAAGTTGTAGTGGTAGGTGGTGTACGCCGCAGTGCTATGATCTCGCTATCAAACCTGAGTGATGATCGTATGCGTCACGCTAAGTCAGGTGCTTGGTGGGAAACAGGTCCACAACGTGCATTGGCTAACAACTCTGTGTCTTACACTGAGAAGCCAGACAGCCTATCGTTTATGCGTGAGTGGATGGCATTGGTAGAGTCAGGCTCAGGTGAGCGAGGTATCTTCAATCGTGAGGCTTCTAAGAAGCAAGCAGCTAAGAATGGACGACGTGATGCAGCGTATGACTTTGGGACCAACCCGTGCAGCGAGATTATCCTGCGTCCATACCAGTTCTGTAACCTTACGGAGGTAGTTGTACGTGCTACTGACAGTATTGAGACGCTTGAGAATAAGGTTCGTCTTGCTACTATCTTGGGTACGATCCAGTCTAGCTATACTAAGTTTCCTTACCTGCGTAAGATCTGGCAGCGTAACACAGAGGAAGAGCGTTTGCTAGGCGTGTCGTTGACAGGCATCATGGATAACCCTCTTATGACAACCAAGAATGAAGGACTGGAGAAGACCCTTGAGCACCTCAAGCAAGTCGCTGTTGATACCAACGCTGAGTGGGCTACTAAACTTGGTATTCCTGTCTCTGCTGCTATTACTTGTGTTAAGCCCTCAGGAACAGTATCCCAGCTTGTTGATAGTGCCTCAGGTATCCACGCACGACACAGTGCCTACTACATTCGCACCGTCAGAGGTGACAACAAAGACCCTCTCACCCAGTTCATGAAGGACCAGGGTATCCCTAATGAGCCTGACGTAATGAAGCCTGACGCTACTACAGTGTTTAGCTTCCCTATGAAGGCTCCAGAGGGTGCCGTAGTCACTGCTGATATGACTGCCATTGAACAACTGGAGATGTGGTTAGCGTATCAACGTGCATGGTGTGAACATAAGCCATCCGTGACAATTAACGTCAAGAGTGATGAGTGGTTCGAAGTAGGTGCCTTTGTGTATGAACACTTTGACGAGATGTCAGGTGTATCTTTCCTGCCTTTCTCTGAGCACACCTACCAGCAAGCTCCCTACCAGGATGTAGGCAAGTCCGACTATGAGACGTTGCTTTCTCTTATGCCTTCTGCTATTGATTGGTCTAAGCTTTCAGAGTATGAACAAGAAGATAATACAGCAGGAAGTCAGACATTAGCGTGTTCTGGTGATAGCTGTGAGATTGTGGACTTAACTTAAACT